AATATGTACGGAAGAATGGGCTCCGTACAAGCAGTATCTATTGCCTAAGCTGCGTTTGTCCAGTAGACTAATAGAAAGCCCGTGGCCAGAAATGCACCCCGGAATGGCTTATCGACCAGATTTTGATCAGCTCGTTGAAACTTACAGATATATTGCTGAAAACTTTGACACAGTATCACGTCAGGCTTTTAATCGAGCATCGATAGTTCACGGTGCTTACAATTGGCAAAACTTGACGAAGAATGCGTTCAAAAACATAGAAGAAAGATTCTAGAAATTGCTAAGCCCGGCACACTGCCGGGCTTATAATTGTTATACCTAAAAATTACATGAAGACCGCCTAGCCGAGTGGTCTTAGAGAGGATTTTATCTTATGGCTTTGGAAACACCATATCAGCAATTTATTCACCTCTCACGATACTCACGCTGGCGCGATGAGGATAATCGTAGAGAAACCTGGGAAGAGACAGTATCTCGATATATCGATTATGTATCTGAGACTGTACTTGAACACAATAATTATGATCTTCCTGAAGAACTCAAGGGCGAGCTTCAGAACGCAATCCTTAATACAGAGGTAATGCCTTCAATGCGTGGACTGATGACAGCCGGTCCCGCTCTCGATAGAGATTCTACTTGTATTTACAACTGCTCATACCTACCAGTTGATCATCTACGTAGCTTTGATGAAGCGATGTATATTCTTATGTGTGGTACTGGAGTTGGTTATTCAGTCGAAGCAAAATATGTCAATAAGCTTCCCGCTGTCAATGAGCATTTTGAGGAATCCGGGACTGTCATTAAAGTTGGAGACTCAAAGGCCGGATGGGCAAAAGGTCTTCGTGAACTAATTAGCCTTCTTTGGTCAGGACAGGTACCAACATGGGATTTGTCTGAAGTTAGACCAGCCGGGGCAAGACTAAAAACATTTGGTGGACGTGCATCTGGTCCCGAACCCCTAGATAAGCTATTTAAGTTTGTTATTGCTAAAGTCAAGGGTTCTGCGGGGCGTAAGCTGACACCTTTAGAAGCTCACGATATCATGTGTAAAATTGCAGAGGTTGTCGTAGTTGGTGGAGTTAGACGTTCCGCAATGATCAGTCTTTCTGACCTCAATGACCAGGAACTTGCAAAGGCTAAATCCGGTCGGTGGTGGGAAGACAATGGACAGCGCAGTCTTGCCAATAACTCAGCAACCTATGAGCAGAAGCCTTCGATGGAAGTCTTCATGAAAGAATGGCACGATTTATATGAATCAAAATCTGGAGAACGAGGAATCTTCTCTCGACAGGCTGCTAAGAAGATTGCGTCTCGCAATGGCCGAAGAGATGCGAATCAGGAATTCGGAACCAATCCTTGCTCCGAAATTATTTTGCGTCCCTACGGATTCTGTAATCTTACGGAAGTGGTTGTTAGAGCAGAAGACACATTAGATGATCTAAAGCGCAAAGTACGTCAAGCTGCTATAATTGGTACTTTCCAGGCAAGCTTTACACGCTTTAAATATCTTCGCAGCATTTGGAAAAAGAATGCTGAAGAAGAGGCTCTTCTAGGTGTGTCTCTTACCGGTCAGCTAGGACACGCTGTGCTTTCAGGTCGACTCGGCAAAGAAGAACTGGAAAGTTGGCTTACCGAGATGCGCCTAGAAGCTGTTGCTGCAAACAAAGAGTTTGCTGAAAAACTTGGCATTCGTCAGTCCGCAGCAATTACTTGTGTAAAGCCTTCTGGAACTGTTAGTCAGCTAGTTCTTTGTAGTTCAGGAATGCACACGTGGCATTCAGAATATTACATTCGAACAGTGCGCGGGGACGTTAAAGATCCACTAACAGAATTCATGCAAGCATTTGATGTTCCTAACGAACCAGACGTAATGCGTCCTGATTCAACTGTTGTGTTCTCATTCCCAATCAAGGCTCCACAGGATGCTTTGACAAGAAATGATCTGACAGCAATTGAACATCTTGAACTATGGCTTTCATATCAGAATGCATGGTGTGAACACAAGCCAAGTATTACTGTGTCAGTAAAGGAAGATGAATGGATGGAAGTTGGGGCTTGGGTTTACAAGCACATCGATCAAATGTCTGGCGTTTCATTCTTGCCTCATTCTGATCACACGTACAAACAAGCTCCATATCAGGAATGTTCAAAGGAAGAGTATGAAGAACTGCTAGCGAAGATGCCTAAGCTAAATTGGGATTATCTGAGCAACTTTGAATTTGAAGACACAACTGAATCTTCACAAACTCTTGCTTGTTCTGCTGGGGCTTGTGAAGTAGTAGATATTAAAGCTGCAAGTGTTGCACCAACGAATGTTTGATGTATAATTGAAGAGCAGCCTGTAATGAGACAGTGTCTGTGGAAGTGGTTATGCCGGTCGTGGCCATCGAAAGATGGTGAATTTCGCGCCCACCGTCTCTTACGGACGGACCCCTTAGGATGAAGGTAATAGTTACAACGGTGCCCAGTGTGAGGATTCGTTCCCGCTGGGCATTCGTGTTATAATAGATGAGTAACTTAACCATTCCTAAGGAGTTCATATCCTTAGGAGATGTAGTGAAATTTTGCAATGGATGCAAGACAGAAAAACCTATTTCCGAATTTGGCTTAAGAACCGGCAGACAATCTGGTCAGCCTACTGCTAGATGTAGAAAATGTAACAATCGAAGAAGTAACCAACAGGGTTCAGGTGCGAGAAGAGACTATATTATCTCGGCTAAGAATAAGCCCTGCATGGATTGTGGGATTGAATACCATTTTTCGATAATGCAGTTTGATCATGTTCGAGGTGAAAAGAAATTCAATCTCTCGAAGGCACATCGAAATTATTCAATGCCTCAAATAATTGAAGAAATATCTAAGTGTGAAGTGGTGTGTGCTAATTGTCATGCCTACAGGACTTGGAGTAGAATGCAATAACATTTTAGCGATCTGACAATAGTCGGGTCGCTTTTTTGTGTTTACTGAGCTAAATTATAACTATGTACGTTGGAAAAGTCTTAGCCGATCGCCCTTATGGTTTCTGGAGTCTAGATTCCGCTTCGCCATTTATTGATCTTTCTGGAAACGCCAATAACGCCACTGCTTCTGGCAGCTACAAGTATTCAAATACATTGGTGGCGGGTGGTGGGCGAAGCCTTGTCGTAAACAGCGCATACTCTCCAAGCTTCAGCTTCCCATTGCTCAAAAAAGGTTATGAAATCAGACCCTGGACTTGGGAGTTATGGTTTCACCCTTTGCAGTGCGACAGCACAATTTCTTTGCTTGACCATGAAGCCGCAAGTTTAACTTACAATGGTGCCTTTCTAACATTTACTTTGACTTTCGATGACAGTACGGCTGTCGCTCTCGAATATGAAGTACTCGTTAGAGAAGCTCTGCATATTGTAGTTACGCATACTTCTAATAGAGTTAGCCTTTTTGTAAACGGTGTTCTTAGAGATTCTTCTGAAATTGAAGACAGTCAAAATTTGGCCGGGTATGACATTACTACTCCATCAACATCTATTATTTCTGGATCAGGCACTACAGATACTATTCTTATTGACTCTGTAGCTTTCTATGGCTTTGATCTAAGCCCCGCCAAAATCAATGCTCATTATTCTTATGGTCGAGATGTCGCATTTTATTCTGACATTGTCAATCAGAATCTTGGATTTTATTTTGAACCAGCAGATCCATATGCCAATGTGTATATGAGTTTATATTGGGATACGGATGTTGATTTTAATACTTCACCATTGACTGATGTAAGAATCTCAGAAGGTCTAAAGCCTGCACTCGATGAGGCAGGACTGCCAATTCCTTCAAGCTGGGTTATGCCTATTAATATGAACGCTATAGATTCAACACCTGTTGATTATGTAAGAATTGGTTGGGTCGGAGCGGGAACAGTTGTCGTAGAGCTACGTGTCAACGGAAGTACTTGGTTGCCAGTCACAAATGACAAAGCCTTGTTTGTGGATGATGATGTAGATCAAAAAGTCTATGAACTTAGAGTCTCTTTTGATGGCACAGATGAGGATGCTGTGATTAGCTATCTAGACTTTGTAGCTTATAGTACAAGTGTACTAAGAGGTTCTTTAATTTCTCGTCAAGTAACCTATGAAGGAATTGTGACGATTGCTCGAACAACAAACGAACCAATTGAGCACAACCTTAAGCGTGGAGCAGATATTTCGGGCGGGGGAAGAATTAACGTCACAACCGATCAAGAAGATAGTCCTATAAACACAAAGACAATAGATGTGCTGGCTAACTTTGATGCATCTGCACCATTCTGTATCTTTGACATGCGATCTTTGGGAAATACGGGAAGACCCTATTTGTTGTGGAACGGAACAGATCTTGACTATCAAGGAATTGACAAGCTCTACGTCAATGGGGTTCTTGTCAATGCAGCAACTTGGGTTCCTGCTACGAACGCTACACATGTGTACACAATTGTTTTAACATCTGCTGCCAACTATGCAAGCTATTTTGGATCAGCATATACAGGAGCATTCTCAACAAATGGACAAATTGAATCGTTCGCATTCTATGAAACTGAACCGACCGCAATTCATGTTTTAAGAATGTACAACTCTTATTATGGAATCGTAACTGATGTAATTGATGACCCGGCATCGATAGTAATCGATGAAGATGTTAACGCATACGAAGCCTATTCATATGCTTGGTCAATTACTGGTGCTGGATAAGCATTTTTGTACATCAGCTTGTCATTTTTTGCTATATAACCGGCATCTAAATACAATAATCTTATGAGAAGTAAAATTAGTAGAGTCGAAGATGTTGATTACGGTGTTTACATTTGGGTTACACCTCAGGGAATTCTTGTCGATGAAGATCATAACTATCTGAGTATTGCTAGCATGAAGGGTGATAGCAGACGAATTGCACAGCTCAAGGAGGCTGCTGCAAGTTATGGATATCCCGAAGGAAAGCCACACTTTATGCCGGGGGCACGTAAGATTGATGACGAAGAATATGCCAATCAGAAATTCCGTCAGAAGATGGGCCTATTGCCTGATGAATATGATGTTGCTGCGCTAAGGGATGAGCTACGTGCCAGAAAGAGCTAAAGCAGACGACAGTCAGGAAATTGAGGTAACGCTTGGTGGAGAATATCGTCGTGAGCTTACCGGTGACGGTGATGATGTTTTCATGCAAAAAGCGGAAGCCCTAAAAAGTTTTGATGGTCTTGGTGCAAACTTTAGACGAAAGACAACTCGTAGCCTGACTAAGTTTCATGAAGGTGAAGGCGGGGCTAAATCAAAGAAACGTGAAGAACAAGATATCACTGGATACAATCTATTCGGTGTAGTCTTTCCTCCCTATAATCTTGATTATCTCGCCAAGATTCATGAAATTTCTGCCGCCCATTATTCTGCCGTTTGGGCAAAGGCTAGCAATATTGTCGGACTAGGCTATGACTTTGAGCTAGCTGATAGATGGAAGTTAAAGCTTGAGGAAATTGAAGCAGAAGAGAAGTTAGCAAAAGTACGTCGTAAATTAGCCAAGGCAAAGGTTGATCTTATTGAATGGCTAGAGTCTTGCCACAGAGAAGATGATTTTCTAGAGACTTTGAGAAAAGTCTGGATTGACTATGAAGTTACCGGAAACGGATATTTTGAGGTTGGTCGTACCGACTCAGGAAAGATTGGTTATATTGGTCACATTCCATCAGCAAGTATGCGCGTGCGTAAGCTACGTGACGGATTCGTTCAGATCGTTGAAAACAAAGCTGTATTCTTCCGTAATTATGGCGATCAGCAAACTTCTAACCCGCTAGAAGGAGACGCCAGTCCAAATGAAGTTATTCATTTAAAGAAGTACAGTCCTACAAATGGATATTACGGCATTCCTGACATTATCGCTGCAAAGACTGCGGTAGCTGGAAATGAATTCTCTGCCCGCTTTAATCTTGATTACTTTGAGAACAAAGCTGTTCCTCGTTATGTCATTGTTATTAAGGGTGGAACGCTTTCTCCTGCTGCTCAAAAGAGTTTGCTGGAATTCTTCCAGGTTGGTCTAAAAGGTAAGAATCACAGAACTATCTTTGTCCCTCTTCCTGCTGACGAAGGTGATCGTAAAACATCATTTGAAATGAAGCCGGTTGAAGCCGGGACTCAAGACAGTTCGTTCAACAATTATCGCAAGGCTAACTTGTCAGATATTTTGATGGCTCATCGTGTTCCTGTCACAAAGGTATCAATGGCAGAGGGTGCAAGTCTTGCAGTAGCGCGTGATGCTGATAAGACATTCAAAGAGCAGGTCTGTCGTCCAGAGCAACGTATTTTAGAAAACAAGTTAAACAAGATCTTGCGCGAA